AGCAACATATGATGACGGTTAATATTTTTATTTTGTTTATGATAAATTTTATGATCACTTAAAAACAAAAGAATGGAAACTAAAACAAGATAGAACTGGAGTAATGATTAAAAAACAATTCAAAGGTGAATTAAGTGTACAGGTCAGATATCCTCATAAAAAAGGAGCTAAGATGAACCCTAGAATAAGATGTGTGAGATTACTTAAAAATAAATTTATACAGGAAGATGCACCTGACGAACAAATACAAATGAGAAACGTTGATGAACTTATGTAAGATATACGGACCACCAGGTACCGGTAAAACATACAGACTTATTAGTAGAGCAAGAGCTTATGCACGGATCGGCTCCCCGTTGGATAAGATAGGTTATTTTGCTTTTACTAAAAAGGCAGCGAAAGAAGCAAAAGAGAGAATGCCTTTTCCTCCAAAACGTTTAAGGCATTTTCAAACTCTTCACTCGCTGGCATTTAATACCCTAAGTCTAAGTGAGGATAGAGTTATGCAACCTTATCACTACGAAGACTTAGGGAAACTTTTAAACATTAGAGTTAGATACCAGGATAAATTTAACAAAGAAGAAACACATTTTTTGACTTGTGATAATCCCTATTACCAGCTGATAGGTAGAGCTATGAATAAAGATATATCTATTGAAGAAGAGTTTAATTTAAATGAACATAATAGAAATGATGTGAGTTGGAATACTTTAAAACATATCTCCACTAATTTAGTAGAGTATAAAAAAAATAATAACCTTATTGATTTTAACGACATGATTCATCAGTTTATAAATAAGGCTGAAAAGTGTCCAGAATTTGACACCGTCTTTATTGACGAAGCTCAAGACTTATCAAAGCTACAATGGAAAATGTTTGAAGTTTTAAAACAAAAATCAAAACATATTTATTTAGCGGGTGATGATGACCAAGCAATCTTTAGTTGGGCTGGAGCTGATGTAGATAGTTTTATAGATGTTAAAGCAGATAAAGAAATAATACTAAATAAATCAAGACGTATTCCAAAGAACGTACAAACCTATGCATTACAAATCATAGACAGAATACAAGGGAAAAAAGTAGCCAAAAATTATAAGGCAAGAGAAGTTGATGGTAAAGTAGAAAAAATTAGTGATTTATCACAAATTAATATAAAACAAGGTAAGTGGTTGATTCTTGCAAGAACAGGATCAAGATTAAGAAATATAATGGATGAATTAAAAAGACGTGGAATTTATTGTGCTACTAAAAAAGAAAAAAGTTTTAGCGAAAAATTATACAGAACTATTTTATTATATCAACGTTGGTGTAAAGGGGAACCATTAGAAGAACATCAAATGAAAGAAATAAAAGAATACACTGGTGAAGAACAGTTAGATAAAGACATACCTTGGTTTGATTCTTTTGTTGCTGCTAAGTACGAAGATAAATTAAATATAAGAAATTTATTATCTAACGGTGAAAAATTAAGTGATAAACCTAGAGTCTTTTTATCTACGATACATTCTATTAAAGGTGGTGAAGAAGAAAATGTAATTGTTGCTTTAGATTTAGCGCATAAGATTAGAAAAGCTTTGCAAAGAAGTCAAGCAAAAAGAGATGAAGAGCATAGAGTATTTTATGTTGCGTACACAAGAGCAGCACAAAATTTATATTTATTAAAATCAAAAATAGAAAGAAAGGGTTATCAAATATGACAGACAATAGTATATTCAAAGATATAGCACCGCAAGATAAGCAGATAGGTGGCAAGCATTATAAATCTTTTTACATTCAGCCGTATGAATTTATTTCAAAAAATAATCTCTCGTTCTTCCAGGGGAACGTTGTGAAATATGTTTGTAGATATCTTACAAAAAATGGTATAGAAGACTTAGAAAAGATTATACATTATTGTGAATTAGAAATTAAAAAAATGAAAGATATGAAAAAGAAATGAAGGTACCTTTATTTACAGCACAGACTGAATGGATAGAGCCGGAAGAATATCCAGATCTACGTCCATATGATGAAATAGCAATTGACTTAGAAACTAGAGATCCTGATTTAAAAACAATGGGATCTGGTTCTGTTATTGGTAATGGTGAAGTTGTTGGTATTGCTGTGGCTGTACCAGGACGTAAATATTATTTCCCTATTGCTCATGGATCAGGGCCAAACATGGATAGAAAAAAAACTATTGAATGGTTTAAAGATGTTTTAGCTTCTGATGCCATTAAAATATTTCATAACGCAATGTATGACGTGTGTTGGATTAGACAAATGGGTTTAAAAATAAATGGTTTAATCGTAGATACAATGATAGCTGCATCTCTTATCGATGAGAATAGATTTAGATATGATTTAAATAGTTTATCTTGGGACTATCTTGGACATGGTAAGAACGAAGTTGCATTAAACGAAGAAGCAAAGTCTAGAGGACTAGACCCTAAATCTGAAATGTGGAAACTACCTGCAATGTATGTAGGTTCTTATGCAGAGAAAGATGCTGAATTAACTTTAGAACTTTGGCAAATATTTAAAAAAGAAATTATACACCAAGACATTGAATCTATATTTAATTTAGAGACTGATCTTTTTCCTTGTCTTGTTGATATGCGCTTTTTGGGAGTTCGGGTAGATTCAGATAGAGCCACTCTCCTAAAGCAAGAATTAGAAACAGAAGAGAAGAAACTCCTATTAGCAATAAGTAAAGAAACCACAATAGAACCTCAGATATGGGCTGCCAGAAGTATTGCAAAAGTATTTGATAAACTTTCTTTACCATATGAACGTACTGTTAAAACTAATTCTCCTTCTTTTACTAAAAACTTTTTACAGGAACACAAACATCCTGTTGTTAACATGATAGCAAGAGCTCGTGAAATAAATAAAGCTCACACTACATTTATAGATACCATATTGAGATACGAACATAAAGGAAGAATACATGCTGATATTAACCAAATAAGATCAGATCAAGGTGGTACAGTTACAGGTAGGTTTAGTTATTCTAATCCTAATTTACAACAACTACCGGCAAGAAATAAGGATCTTGGACCAATGATTAGATCTTTGTTTTTACCTGATGAAGGTAGAACCTGGGGATGTTTTGATTACTCACAACAAGAACCAAGATTAGTAGTTCATTATGCATCGCTTTATAAATTTCCATCAGTCAATGATGTAATAGATAATTATGAAAATGATTCGGCTGCAGACTTTCACCAGACTGTAGCTGACATGGCAGAGATACCAAGGACCCAGGCCAAAACAATTAACTTAGGTTTGTTTTATGGTATGGGTAAAGCTAAGTTACAAGCAGAGCTTGGTGTATCAAAAGATAAAGCTGCAGAATTATTTGATCAGTATCATGCTAAAGTTCCATTTGTAAAACAAATCATGAATGCTGCATCTAACAGAGCGCAGGAACGAGGACAGATAAGAACATTACTAGGTAGATTGTGTAGGTTTCATTTATGGGAGCCCAATCAATTTGGTATGCATAAAGCATTGCCTCATGAAGAAGCGCTAAGGGAACATGGACCAGGAATTAAAAGAGCTTACACATACAAAGCATTAAATAAATTAATACAAGGATCTGCAGCTGACATGACAAAGAAAGCTATGTTAGATTTATATAAGGAAGGCATTGTAGCGCACATACAAATACATGATGAGCTCTGTGTTTCTGTTGAATCTCCAGAACAAGCTAAAAAAATCATTGAAGTAATGGAGAATGCTGTTAGTCTAGAGGTACCTAACAAGGTTGATTACGAAAAAGGTAAAACTTGGGGTGAAATTAATGGATAAACTATGGCATATCTTAACGCAAACATACCACCAATGTACGCACAAATTAGGAGAGAATACTTATATGATCTCAAAAAACATCATGGTGAAGTTGAGGAATGTATTGTCTTCGGTATCACATCGATGGGCGGCCGGGCTATTCTCTGGCATGCAATTATGGAGAACGGTGCAGTCTTTTATCGCCTACCAATTTCGGCTTTTATTCAACGTGGTTTTCAACCGGATGCTGTTCCAATTCGCAGACTTGACGAGCTGGAGCTATGGAATTCTTTTAGTTACTATCCTACTGTTACTTCTTGGAATATCTTAAGCGCAGCTTCAGGCAAATACATTGGTAAAGATAAAAAGTGGCATCACGGAGCATACTTATTTACAATTGACTGGGCTCACCCAGATGGTAATATGCTCGACACGGATCATTCAGAGATACCGCATGAGCATAAGTGTGCTCACATCATAGCCCTAGATGATGGGAACTATGCAGCACAACCTAACAATAGATGTATTTGGGATTTACCCTCTTTCACAGTGAAAGATAATATTCCCGATTGGAAGGTACAAACAACTGAGTGGAATGTAGAAGATACTGGTAAGTGGAAAACACAAGACACTGACAACTTCTTTTACGAAATTGAGGAGAAAAAACATGATAAATAAATGTAAAAATATTTGTTGCAAAGTTTGGGACAAAATTAAAGCTGGCTGGGATTGGATCTTGTCAAGATTCAACAGGTAGTTTATGACAAAACAAAAACCTAAAAGCAAACTAGAGTGGTTTAAAAAGAATATTGTAATTGTTCCTGTTGTTGCAGCAATTATAGCAGGAACATTTACATCGGTAAGATATGTATTATCTTTAACAGACACTATTACAGCTAACCAAGAAACCATTATTAAAATGGAGTCTAAACTAACTAGCTCCACAGCAGATATTAACGACCTTAAACAAAGATTGTCCGCAGCAGAAGCAACGTGGACAATGGCAGAAAATTTATACAGACAACTAGCAGACACAGTAAGAGATCACACCTATGACCTTAAAGACCTTACGAGATAATTTATTATGGATTGCATTTTTTCTTTGCGTTGCAACTTATGTTCAAGCAAGAAATGAATATCTAAATGATTATAATACCTGTGAAAGAGGTAGTTGGGAAACTTATACAGAACTTCGACAAAACGAATATAAATCAGGATCTAGTGCTGAATCTCAAAATCAAACACTAGGTTTTAGATTTCGTATGCCTCTAGGTGCTGTATGTGATGATGAATACATCGCAGAAATGCAGAAAAAAAATAAATTAAAGACACAACTTGAACTTATAAAAGAGTGTAAAAGAATACCTAATATTAGTCCTCCCCCTGTAGAATTTGCAGAATTATTTAACATGTGTAATAAATTAGGAGTTGTAAGATTTATAGATAAGAAACCAGAAGGTAGCCATTGGGATAATTTAAAGATACAATACTTAAAAGATAATCCAGATGTAGTTATCTTTGAAGGAGCAATGCCAAAATGAGGTTAAAAGAAAACACAGCTGTAAGCACAGATCTTAAAACAATTTTAGGTATCGTTACAGGTGTTGCTGTTGGAGTATGGGCCTACTTCGGTATTGTTGAGCAGCTCAACAAGCACGACACGCGACTAGAACTTATGGAGTCTGATCTTGAAAAGAACACAGAGTTTAGAATAAAATGGCCACGGGGAGAAATGGGATCATTGCCCGCCGATTCTGAACAATTCATGATGATTGAGAATCTTTACACTACCACTGAAAAGATTAACAAACACATTGAGAACATGGCTTTGAATAAAGTAAACATTGAATTTTTAAGAAAACAAATGGATAAAGTTTTAGAAGATATTGAAGAACTAAAAGATAAAAATAGGGATATGTATTATAATGGCAACGGATCGTATAATAAAACAGGTAATTAATTATATTTCTGATATGCAGAAAAAAGCAAAACAAATGAGTTATGTAAAAAATCTTAAACAAGAAGTAGAGATTGGTGCGAATGGCACACAAAGATACAAAATTAAAGAAGGTAAAAACAAAGGTAAAATATTATGATTGAGTCTGTGGTAGGATTATTAATGTTTTTATCAGGAGATATTAAAGAGGCACGTATACAAGAGTCGATGGGATCTTGTTTGAAGCATAAGCGCCAGGCGGAGAGACAGTACAATGAAAATGTAAGATATCAATGCTGGTCTGGTGAGGCTGAACTTGAGTTAAATATTGATGGTTCAAAATCAATCAAAAAAATTCACATACAATAATGGAACCCATTTGTTATATATTTTTAATGCTTTGGTTGATGGGAGTTAGCAACTAATGGAGCCCTTCATTCCAATAAATACTATAATTGCTATTATACTTTTGGGTGTAGTTATTTGGTACGGTCTTAACGACAAATGAAAAAACCAAATAAAAAGCGCAATCCTGCTGCCCGTCAGTTAAGATATTTCAAGAAAAAAATATTTAAAAACAAAAAGAAATACGATAGGAAGCAGAATGAAAACAAATTTGTTAGTGCATAAACATTTGATAATTAGAGCAGAATCTCGCGAACCTTTAAAGTTTGAAGAGCACGCTGAAATATGGATGAGAAATTTTGTAGAAAGTATTGACATGAAAATATTAATGGGACCTTATTGTAAGTATTCTGATGTTCCAGGTAATAGAGGTTTAACAGTAGCCGCTATAATTGAGACATCTCATGTAGTTATGCACATTTGGGATGAGCCATTTCCGGCCCTAATTCAGCTAGATATTTACTCTTGCGGAGAGTTTGATGAACATGATATATGTAGACGTATTAGTGAAGATTTAAATTTAACAAAAATTGAGTACAAATATTTAAACAGAGAAACAGGACTAACTGATATTTCAAAAGGTGTACTAAACTATCCCAAAAAATGAAACTAACCGCCAACATAACTCTTGACGAGCTTACCAAAAGCCAGGTAGCTGAAAGGAAGGGGATAAACAATAACCCTAACCCAGCTCAAATAGAAAATTTAAAAGCATTAGCGGTAAATATATTACAACCGGTACGTTCTCATTTTGAAAAACCCCTAATTATATCCAGCGGATTCCGTTGTGCCCAGCTTTGTGTAGAAATTGGTAGTAGTGTAAACAGCCAACATGTGGCAGACGATAACGCAGCCGCAGCAGACTTTGAAATACCTGGTGTAGACAATAGAGAGTTAGCTCTTTACATCAAAAATGAGCTAACCTATGACCAACTCATCTTAGAATTTTACAAAGATAATGAACCTACATCCGGATGGATTCACTGTAGTTATTCAACTGATCATAACAGGGGTCAATCTTTAAGAGCCCAGAGAATCGATGGTAAGGTAACTTACACACCCTGGTTGGAATGAAGAAGATAAGAATAGGTTATATCGATACAGTACACGGTCTATGTCCTCACTGTGATGAAGATACTTTATTAGTTGCAATCGTAACTGATATTTATAAATGTACAATGTGTGGTCAAGAAACAAAACAATATATTAATGGATCTATTAAATACTTAAAATTAGACGAGACAGATAAAGAATGGATCAAGAAACAAACAGATAACGATGGCTAAGAAAAAAGATTTTTTAAATAAAACTGTACACGAACCCATTCATCATACCACATCAATTGGACGTAGACCTAGTTTACAAAAAATGAATAAACATAAACGTAGAACATTTAAATTATATCGGGGACAGGGGCGTTAATGTTTGAGAAAGTTACGATTATAACGTTGTTATATTTAACAACACTAGGAGATGTTAAACAACATAGCTTTGAAATATTTGAGTCTTGCGATACTTGGTTTCACACAAATGTAAAAGTATTAGAACAAAAGAAACGTAAACTATTTTCTAATCATGTTTATCATGAGTATGAAGGTAAACAAGTTATTGGCTATATCTGTAGTGATGAACCACCAGAATAGTTTAGAATAATTCTAAACTGTCAAGTTCCAATTATTTGTTTGCAATTAAAAATTGCATTAATACGATTAGATTCTACTCTAGGACCAAGTTCTTTTAGTACATATAAACTGTTTTCATGTCCTGCCATAACACAATCAGTAAAACTATCGTACATAGGGTGCATTTCTGCTGGCGGCATACACGTATTATATATACTTGAACAAACTGTTATTGTTAATAAAAATTTCACTTGACTCCTTTATGAGAAAGTTCTATATTATCCTAACTAAATAACAGAAGGATATACTAATATGACGGACATTACAAAATATAAATCTGTGGCACTATCACATAGTAGCGCTCAGACTTTAGATAAGATCAGGCGAATCATTTTGCCTGGAGCTATAGTATCAAGAGCTAAAACTCTAGATATGTTAATTAATGAGAAAGCGAAGAAATTAAATGGCAAGCTCAAAACTAAGTAAGTTTGTTGTCGCAGTGGATAATACCGACATCAATACAGAAGAAGGAAAGCTATGGAAGAGTGTAATTTCTATGGCTGCCTTTGATGCTGTTAAGAAAACAGAATACGATGTGTATGCAAATAGAGAAATACAAGAAGCAAGAAACTGGTTTAGAAATAAAAACTGGGACTTTCACTATGTATGTAATCTAGCAGGAATGAATCCTGATTACGTGCACTTTAAAATGATGAGACAAATAAATAAAATAGAGAAAGGAATGAAAAAATGGAGCGAAAAATCTGCCCCAGATGTTTCGGTAACGGCTACATAATGGTTGCCGAATCAGTAAAAAATCCTAAAAAGGTTCCTGCACAATGTACAATGTGTGATAGCCAAGGTGAAGTAGAACTTGATGAAGAGTCTTACAACGGCGGAAAAGCATATGCTGCATTTTTACAAACATTCTTTAAAGGAAGGAAACAATGAAAATAATAGCAATAATAATCGTAGCATTAGCTATGACTTCATGCACAAAATACAAAATGCATTTTGGTAAAGCATGTACACCAGACAACAGAGAATGGTCTTATGTTTGGTTTATGGAAAAAGATGGAACAGTTAACGTGAGTAAGGAGAACTGTGTAGTATGACCATCATGAGCCATAAAGACTGTGAAGAATGGGCAGCTATGATTGCACAAATGCAAGATGATCCTAGCTACCATCCCACATATAACAAGAAAGGAATAAAAGTGAGCAAGGACAAAGGACCAAACGATCTCGAAGAACAGATACGTGTGTTAGAGTTTAGAAATGCTAAACTACATAACCATAATGAAAAAATAGAACGAGAAATGTTAGAGTTAAGAGATAAAATAAAAAAGTTAGAAGCATTACAAACTGATCAATTTAGAAACAAAGGAGACATGTGACTATAACTAAAGAAGACATGGCTAAATTTTGGGCACCGAATCCTCAAATGTTAGCCTACATAAAAGCTGTAGCTGCTAAAGATAAAAAGATACTGGAACTAGGACCAGGGACACAACCCACTGATTTTGCTACACATTTCTGTGGTAGAGGAGATCACTCCGAGAAAGATTTAAATAACTATAAGATATGTGATTTTAACCAAGACAAACTTCCATACGAAGACAATGAGTTTGATTTTGTTTATGCAAGACATGTCATTGAAGATCTGTATAACCCTTTTAATTTATTAAAAGAGATGAGTCGTGTAGCCAAGAAAGGTTATATCGAAACACCATCACCACTGGCTGAATGTAGTCAACTGTGTGATATAAATATTGAAGGTGAGTTACCAGGTTATAGAGGTTACTGTCATCACCGTTGGTTAGTTTGGAATAACGGAAAAGGTTTACAACTTATAGAAAAATTTCCTATGATTGATAGACTTAAGTATGATGATAAAGCTATGAACAATGTCTTACAAGATCCTATCTATTGGGGTACGTTTTATTTCTGGAAAGATAAAATAGAATATAACATGATTAAACATGGTATTGGTCAAGACTATTTAGTTAATAACCCAGATGATTATTTCAAGAAACTTACACGAGGTATGTTAGAAGGCGCTGGTTGTAGTGGACATTATAATAAACTTATCTCAGGAGAAGCTAATGGCAAAGCATAGAGATACCGTACACATTATTGATATACCCACTTTTCAAAAACATTGGATCTACGACAGGCCTTATGGTCATGACATTGTCATCGCTGCCGATACCGGTAAAACGATTATTCAATGCAGGTGGACTGACAGAGAACGAAGTGATAACGGGAGGGTCAGTGTCAAGAGACAAGATTAAGAAAGCCCTAGCTGATCAAAGATATGGTCAGTCTGAAAAAGGTTTTGTAGGTAATAAATGGGTTCACATATCAAAGCCTTCGGCTAGACGTAGACATAAGAATGGTAAAGAAATAAAAATTACTCTAACTAAACAAACTTACTGGTTAGAATATTTAAATCATAAACAAATTATGATGGGTAAATACCCAAAGTCTGATGGTAAACTTTGCAGGTATTGTGAGAACCCTTTTACTTTTAAAGAAGCTGTAATTAACCCTGGTAATAAGGGAGCTAAACGAAAAAATAGAACTATTGAAACGAATTTGTCTATTGATAGACTTGATAACAATAAAGGCTATGAAGAAGGCAATGTTATTTTCTGTTGCGCTGGATGTAACAACAGGAAGAATCAAGTACTCATCCAAGATTGTGAAAACATATTAAGAGTGTATAATGATCGTTTTGACAATCATCAAACTTATGAAATGGAATAAACTTTATAAATACCCGAAGTCTACACGATCTTTAATTAATAATGCTAGGCATTATAGTATTGAACAGGATGGTCACAATGGCTTTAAGTTACCAAGTGTTACGACGATATTGTCTGCGACTCAACCTGCCGAGAAGCGTGAGTCATTAGCCAATTGGCGTAAACGAGAAGGCGCGGAGAAAGCCCAAAGGATCATGGACCAAGCGGCAGCTAGAGGAACAGCTATGCACAAGATCTTAGAAGGATATGTAGAAGGCAAGAATGTTGTGGATATGACGCCCGTAGGCGAACAGGCAACGCCCATGGCTAAGAAAATCATAGAAGATGGCCTGAATAACAGACTCGATGAAATCTGGGGCTCTGAGGTGACTGTTCATTATCCAGGGTTATACGCTGGAGCTACCGACTTAGTTGGAATCTATGAAAAGAAACCAAGCATCATGGACTTCAAACAATCTAACAAGCCAAAGAGAGTAGAATGGATTAGTGATTATTTTATGCAGCTAGGAGCATATGCCATGGCCCATAACTTTGTATATGGTACAAAAATAGAACAAGGGGTCATTCTAATGTGTACTCCAGATAACTATTTTCAAAAGTTTGTTGTAAATGGGCAACAGTTTGTTGCATTTCAGCACCAGTTTCTAGCAAGGGTTGATGAATACTATAAGATTCAAAAAATAGAGGAGGGTAATTATTTACCATAAGTACTTTTCACCACAAATTTTTAACTCTGAAAATTTTTTTTTGTAAATTGGTGAGTAAGTGAGTCAATCGTCTAGAAGTGTTGTGAGAGTAGGCGAGTAGTTGCACAGAGGGGGTGAGTCACAGGTGAGACAGCTGAGACAAAACTATGTTAAATACAACTAATAGGTGGTATATACCCCCCGCGAGACAATTATTGACAAGTTTTGAAAAACTAATAAATGTTATAAAAAGTACTTATGGTAAAAAGGAAGAAGAGCAAATACAAAAATGCGGTTATTAATAATAAGCGTTATTATTTTTACAGTATCCGTTGGGTCGACATCACAGCTGATGGCGGACACGCCACCGAAGAAGAGTTCGAAAAAATGGAGCCTGCTATCATTGTTACCCATGCCTATGTGTTCAAAAGAACAAATAAATTGGTGTACACCTTTGCGTCTTATGATGAAAAGGAAGCCGTCTTCTCAGACAGAAATGTCATCCCACCCGGCTGCATATTAAAAATGGAAAAGATTCTATTATGAGTCTTTCTGAGATTTTGGTTTTGATAGCACTCGTTCTTTTAATTCTTTTTCATCGACACCCTCAAGAATCGGAGAGTAATCATCTATTATTCTCTTCATACGACTCTCAAGTTCTTCAGTTGTTAAATCCTCTAGCTTACCAGTTCTAATTATTTTCTGTTCAATATATAATCCTGCTGCTTTTCCACGTGCAACTTCTGCATTTACAGCTGCGGACCAGGCACCTTTTTTAAGAGCTTCAGCTCTAATCTGGCCTAATTCTGATATATGTTTTTCATAAGTTACTTCATATTTCTTCTGCCATTCTTCTCTCAACTCACCTATGTATTTAACTACAAGCGGATATAATTTTGGATTCTGTAATTGAGATGCATATTGTCTTGCTCCTTCTTTAGCAAAGCCTGCATCAACAGCACATTGCGTTGCTGTTTTTCTGCCTTCATTCGTTACTAATTCGTAAGCGAATTTCATTTGCATTTCTGTAAGTTTTTTTGGTAGTCCCATTGACAAATAAATATACATTGTTTATAAAAATGTCAATGTTAAGCGGAAAGGTATTAAGACAAGTATTAGATAAAATGTTGAAGTCCCCTACAGCTCAAGAAGCTAGGGTGCAAGTAGTATTACCTGACGGTAAATATTATGATATTACTGGTGTACAATTGATGGAAAATAAATTATTAGGTGTGAGAGAAACACATCGAATAGCACTTACAATCAAGCCAGAGACGTGGAATATGGGGAAGGTTATTAAGAAGCTGTAAAGGTGAAACCCGAGCAAAAACTTTGGCATGAAATTAAGTTATACAACAAGAAAAATAATTGTAATTTGTCGTTCACAAGGCTTGAAAACCTTAGTAATCTTGGTACTCCTGACTTGTTGGTCTACAGTCCTAGCGGCAACTTTAAAACACTTGAATTAAAATATACAAAGCATAACAAAATACGCTTCTCCCCACATCAAATATCGTTTCATATTAAACATCCGAAGAACTCTTTTATCTTAGTTAAAGGGGGTAATCCTTTAACCTATAAACTTTATGAGGGAAGGTTTATCAAGGAGCTTGTGACTTATGGCTTGAGCCTTGATGCTTGTGCCTCTGACCTTGGAGCTTGTTGCTTGCGCCTTAGAGCTTGAGCCTTTATTCTTGGAGCTTGCGCCTCCCGCTTGTGGCTTGTGACTGGATACCCGTTATCCCTGCACCATTGCTCATGGACTAAATCTATTTGTGTTTGAATACGCCGGCTAGTGTTGACCATATGCCACGTTCTTGACTTTAGGATCCCAGCAAGCCCGGCAATCACCGCAAGCGTTGTCTTGTTGTGGAGCTGGGCAAATATTATCTCCTTTATACCATTGACCCTTTTTAGATACCACCGTTGAAGTATTGAGCCAACTCTCTGGCGCTTCCTGATCAATCATCGTTGCGGAAAACCGGATAACTAAATTATCCGGTTTAATCGGGAGGAATTTTTTAACCCACGCTTCACGCGTTGGAATCCAGTGTTTAACTGTTGGCGTAGCTTTACAGACAGCGAAAATTTTCATTAAGTGTTCCTCGTCCTGTACATCGCCGGAATCGTGCCATCTAAAATATTTTGATTTCTTTGAATTAATAATTAAGCTCATTGCGCCAACCCATAGCGGAGATCTTATAGCTCTTAATCTTTTATATTGTGCTTCTTGTACTACTTTAAAAACATAGCAGCCCTTCAGAGCGTAACAGCCATCGCAGACGCTGCCTTTTACTTTGGCAAGCTTAGAGCCAGTCTTGCATTCTTTGGCCGGTAAACCATAAGCCCATCCGGGCATTTTACTCGGCTTTGATAATGATCCTGTAATTTCTAACGCTTCTTTTACTTTCATATTATCCTCTCTATTTGTTTGCTTGTTGATAGCCCCAATCAAAATAATTACATATTTGATCTAGACTAAATGATTTAATTAACTTTATGTCTTCAACTCCATACTCATCTTCTTTGTGATAATCTTGTAAGTGAAAATCAATTAAATATTCTTTTAATGACTTTTTAGATTTAAATTCCATTGGCTCGCAAGCCCCTTGTAAATCTATTCTAATTACTTTCATAACTCCTCTCTTATCCTATAGCTTGAGCCTTGTCAAGCTTGTTGCTTGCTCGCTTGTATTTTTAACTCCCATTGACAATCACTATTATAAATTGCATTAGGATATTTTTCTCTAACTTGTATTTCTTCACACTCAAAGCAAACATAATTATTATCAGTAATATTATCACACCCTTGAGTACAATCTTTATTTGGTTTAACGTGTTTTAATAAGTTCATATTACTCCTTTACTAGGTCAAGGGCGGGGCAAATTAATAACCGGTGTTTCCCCGCCTTGTCCATCTAGTTTAGAATTATTCTAAACTAGAAATTTGTTAACTCGCCTTCGTGGCAAGCGTTAAACCAGTCGTTGCTTTCGTGTTCACAGTCAATGCAATACTCGTTTGAATTGACCGCCCACTCATCTGGTTTAGGAGTACAACCGCAATGCTTGCAAGTAAAATTAAATTCTAGTTGTGTCATTGCTCTCAAGCTCCTTTATTCTTTTTTCTAGCTCTAGTAATCTAGTAGCAATCAAATTCAGATTATCTGTATTTGTGCCAACTACTCGAGCCAACTGGTTAAGATTGTCAGCGTCTTTAACAATTATATCAGTTATCTTGTTCATTGTTTGATACATATTTCCTCCGTTGTTCATAATTAGAATATAGGATATTCCTGTTTATATGTCAATTATTAAATGTGTTCATTTTGGGTCTTTGGTTCTTGACTTATTATTCTATATAGGATAACTTAGGACTAGATATATAAACAAACAATGGAGGAAATATGTCTAAAACAATGACGAAGTATCAACTAGATCACTTCAAAGAAAAGGTGCGAAGAAATTTCGAACCTTTAATAAGAGAACAAGAGCTGTTAGTGAAACAGTATAAAACTGAGGCGACAAACAAGATAGTAGGCAAGCTATCCAAAAAAATGGGAGCTGATAAAATCTTGGAGCAATTAAAGAAGGCGGAGGCGCATTTAAGAAAAGCTCAAGACAGCGCTAAAACTTTTTTTAAGAAGAAGGCCACAAAAGAAAAAAAAGACCTCAACTCTTATAAATTCACTAGTCAGTCGTATGATGACGGCAGATTATCAGTGGAGGATTGTGAGGAGCAATTAAGAGACTGGGCGCAAGAGCTGGTTGAAAGAGAAATAAGAAAAAGACCCGAAGGTGAGAAGCTAAAACAATTGGAGCAATTACAACAACATTCAATTGATACAGTTATGGAAGCTGGAACACCTGACGAGCTAATAAGAAAACTAGATACATCAACAAAGAAAATCGGTATTGCGTGGGTTGTTGATACATCTAAAGTTAAACAGATAGCGAGTTAATATGATTGAAATATTTTTAGAAGCGCCAATGGAACTTCAATTGTTGTTGCTCGGAGGTCTTTGTGCCGTGGGTGTAATTGCATACTTCGGCATTAAAGGAACAGACGAAGCAATTGACTTTCATAATCGTTATAAGGTCGATCAGAAATGGCGGAATAAATGAAGTGGGTCGATAAAAATACAATAAGCCTTGAGTGGTGTGTTGACGATGTCAAACAGCAATTAAAGGATCGAGGTAAAAAAGAGAAGTTAACTCTTGAACAATGTAGAGATGTATTATCTCGATGCTTACACAAACACGATGCGTCAATGGGTATATCATGGGACATTATAGATTATCACATTGACGATGTGATAGCCGAAGAATAACCAATAAAAAGCGGGGCTGTTGCCCCGCTTTTTTTATATCCACACAAACCCAAAATGAACACATAGTGTATTGACATAACTAGGAAAATCCTATATCCTAGGATGGTGGCTGGGGACGGCGGTGGTATATTAATATTTTGAGCCCGAGCGAGCTCGCTC